AGGAGCATTCACTGCATTCACTATTATTCTCCCGAAGCACTCATGCAGAAGGTCAATGAGGGATGGGATAAAAAGTGGATTGAGGAGGTGCTTGAGAACAGTAAGGGCTTTTATGCGGATGAAAGTTATTCGACTGACCTTATGTCCTATGATACCGGTAATTTTTACGGCACACAGGATTATGAAGGTATGGTTCGGGTAATTACGACATATCGCAAGGAATTGGATGAAGACGATGTACCAATTTGTACCATTACTTGTTGGGCAGATGAGGCTGAAGGGCATGGGTTTCATAGTCCGATGGAGTACGATGAGGGCAGATATCCATTTGTCTGCATAACTCGTGAGAACCTCAATCACCGCTTACTCGATTCCCGAGGTTACCCTGAACTTTTAAAGTCTTATCAAATCGCAGTTAAGACCGAGATGGATGCCCGGCGTGACCGCGCCTCTATGAGTACCTTACCGCCCGTGGAACATTTGGCTGGCCGCCGTCCCGAGAGGATAGGTCCAGGGGCAACCTTGGCAGTCCGCCGAAGGGGGGAAGTTGGTTTCATGGAGATCCCGAGGTATTCGCAAGCCTCGATGGAGGTGGAGATGCAAATCAGACAACTCGCCAATAAGATAACTGGCAGAGCGACATCACCCGAGGATGCAGTTGAAGCAAACAGCATTCGCCAGCACTTGGTAAATCAGTGGCTTAATGGATTCAAACAGATTTTAAATCGGGTTTGGTACTTGGATCGGACTTACGGCGGTCCACAAATTTGGTTTCGGGTAACAAATAATGAACAGGGAGCCATGCTCATGTTAGATGAGACTGCCGAGGTTTATGATTTTAATATCACCTGGAACTCGATGAATCAGGACGAGGAGAAGGTTCTTCAGAAGCTCGATACTGTTGGTAAATTAATGTCAACTTATGACCGGCAAGGAGTTGGTCGATATGATGTATATCTTCGTAAAGTTCTAGAAGCAATCGATCCTAACTTAGCCGGTCAATTGATCGCCCCAGTTGAAGAAGCAACTGACAAGGAAATTCAAGAAACTTCAGCCGACATTGCCAAGATTGCATCGGGTCAAGTGGTCAATGTACCTCAACAAGGTGTCAATTCTCAACTTCGTTTACAGAAACTCCGAGAGTTCCTTGAAGGTACACCCGAAATACCGGCACAGGATGTTCAACAAAGGATGCAAGAGGATGAGAACTTTGCAAAGAGACTTCAAACATATGCGGGTCAGCTCGAAATGATGCAAGCCCAGCAAAGAAACGCAATAATTGGCCAGCTAGGTACCCCTCCTGGCAATGTACCAGGTACATCAGTAGCCGCATGATTAATTTATCGGACAGAGAAGAAAAAGAATTCCAAAAGTGGTGGAAGTCTGATCCGGATATTCAAGCATGGAAAGCATCTCTGAAAGCAGAAGATGAAAAGAATTTAATAAATGAAGGGTATAGCCCCCAACAGGCAAAAAAAATGTCCCGTTCCCCAAGCTACGATTATCCCCAAAAAATGATTGATGCGGGTAATTATTATGACTATCGGAAAGCGTGGAAGTCAGGGGATTCGCCAAAAGTAAATAAACATGATGGTAAATACCATTGGGGAAGTTCAGGTAAAGCGGTGAACCACCCAACTGCATGGAAAGAGTCGTATTTAAAAGTAACGGGTAAAAATCCTGACGAATTTGGAATATCTGAAGAACAAGGCATGGAAACTCTTAAAAATTACCATTCATTAATCATTAATAAATTTCTATCCCCCCCAAAAAACAATCAATACTTATTTAATAAATTCAATCAGCTCTAAGAAGGAAATATTATGCCAAAAGTAGGAAAAAAACATTATTCGTACACGCCCAAAGGAATGGCTAAAGCTAAAGCCGCCGCTAAGAAGTCGGGTAAAAAGGTAAGCTACGCCAAGAAGAAAAAGTGAGTATTACTTACCGAGGAATTACTTTCGCCGGATACTCAAAGCCCAAGCGAACCCCAAACCATCCGACTAAATCCCATGTGGTTTTGATCAAGGATAATGGTAATGACAGAATAATTAGATTTGGCCAGCAGGGAGCAAAGACTGCTGGTAAACCGAAGAAGGGTGAGAGTCAGGTAATGAAGAAAAAACGGGCAAGGTTCAAAGCTCGTCATGGGAAGAATATTGCCAAGGGAAAAACATCAGCGGCCTATTGGGCTAATAAGGTGAAGTGGTAAGATGCCAAAGGATGCTTGCTATAAGAAGGTAAAGGCTCGGGTAAAGGTATTTCCATCTGCTCGAGCATCGCAACAGATTGCCAAGTGCCGAAAGTCGAAGGGACAGGTCAAGAAGTCTCCGGCTGGATCTTCGTTAAAAAGATGGGGTGCTGAGAAGTGGAAAGATACACGGACCGGCAAACCATGCGGACAGGGTAAGGCGAATGAATACTGCCGCCCGACTAAAAGAGTTTCGAGTAAAACGCCCAAGCTAAAATCGGAGATGAGCAAGAGCCAATTGAAACGGAAGAAGGCGGAGAAATCGAAGGTTGGTATGGGTAAACGAGTTAAACCAATAAGAAAGAAAAAATGACACTAGGTGATGCAATAAGCGGCCTCGGCGAACAAACCGAATGGCTCGTAATAAAAGATTTTATTAAAGAACAACGGGATATGTGCCTGGTCGATTTTCAGGACTATACCCATGTGGATAATCCGCAAAAACTCGCCCGACTCAGCGGTGAGATTGCTGGCTTAACTCGAATAGTAGAAAGTTTAGAAAATGCCGAAACTGACACCCCATCAACAATTTAAAAACGAGCATCGGGCTTTGCTTAATCGCTGGCTCGAGGAGTCGGACATCGATGATCAGGAGATGGCACAAATTGCCTTGAACGATGTAGAAGAGTGGATGGATGAAGAGGTGGTCGGTTTTGAATCCGACATCGACCTCGAAGATGACTAAGCGACTAGGCTATATTTACGAACAGGAATTTTTCACTCGGGCATTAAGGCAAGGTCTAGAAGTATTTACCCCACTCGGTGACCATTTACCGGTCGATTGCATGATCGTTAATTCGGCGGGTAAAAAGTTTAATGTTCAGATTAAGGGGTCAGGTAAAGCTAGTTTCTCGGGAAGAAAAAATGGATGTAACAGGTACAAATTTAGTACCACTACTGGTCGATCCGTAAAACAGCCCCTCGACTGCACGAAGGTCGATGTGGTGGCAATTTATTGCGCTGACATTGATACTTGGTATCTGCTCCCATGCATGGCAATTGATGGAGCATTAACAGTTGCGGTGTATCCGCACAACCCCAATTCCAAAGCCAAGCACGAGAAATATCGGGAGAATTGGGAAATATTTAAAACTGCCTGAAAAATTTTCTTGGCCCCCTGTCATAATGGGATGTGGCGTACCATATCGGTACGCAGAACAACGCAAGAGTGCGAACTTTAAACGCAGAATTATGGCAGATACAGATATTAGCGAGGCTCCGGCTGATTCGGGAGCAGAAACAACAACGCAAAGCATTACGACCCTCGAGGAGTTAACGGCATCATTCGTTGACAAAGTTGAGGAGAGTGAAGCGAAAGAGGAATCTGAAGTGGAAGTTGGTCCCGAGACAACTACCGCAGATGCAGAAACCGACCAGGATACAGATGTTCTTTTACAGTCAACCGAAACCGAGGAATCGGAGGAGGAGGAAACGGAAGAGATAGCCGAAGAGGAGGAGTCAGGATCGGAAGAAGCTGAACCGCCCAAAGCTGTTGGCAAACTGCTTAAACAGATCAATAAATTGACTGCGCGTGCAAAGGGAAGCGAAGAAACAGTCGAAGCGTTACAAGCTCAAATCGAATCACTAAAGGCTAATTCTCAAAAGCAATCGGAATCGAGTCAGCCAGCCCTTGAAGAAGTAAATGACTTTGAGTCATTGGAAACCCTACGAAAGGAAGCTCTTGCCGCCAAGCGTTGGTCACTCCAACACATCGGGAAAGATTTTATCGAAGTCGATGGGAAGGAATATGCCGATGAAGATATCAGAAATATTCTTACGCAAGCGGAAGATTATCTGACCGAGAAAATACCCGAGAGGGCACAATATCTCCAGTCAAAATCGCAATGGCAACAGGATACGATTAATGCTCATCCGTGGATTTCAGAAACAGTCGATACCGACATCGCCGAGGAACGGAGATCCGTTTTAGGTCAGATAAAAAGTCAGTATGC